TCACCTGCCATATTCTTACCAGCTCGTTTACGTCTATTTTATCTAGTTTCCTTCTACCCGTATCGCCAGGAAATTGGTAGTACTCCTCAACGCTATACGGCTTGTCCACACTCTCGATGTACGGTGATAGGCTTAGCTGTTGATATGCAATTATACGCAACAGCTTAGCCTCTACCCCGTACACCCGTTGCTCATAGCCTGAAAGCCACGCCATAAATTCTCCCCACGTGAAGCATTCCGCTTCGTTAGGCATCATGCCAACCGTGCCAAGTAGACGGTAGAACTCGCCTACCGTGAACTTTTTTTTTGCTCATCGCTTGCCTGCTCGCCTTCTCCTTCCCCTTCATTTCCCTTAACAATTATGCCAACAAGCGTGTTACCAATCTTTTCCAATGCTTCACCCACGTAAGCGAAACCGTGCCGGTAAACCAGCTCGTCAATGTAGTCCTCATCAACCAGCTCCTTACCGCACCTTTGACGGTAGTAGTTGATTGACGTGATTAACCCGAGCTTAATTTTATCAATTGCATCAGGTGTCGGCTTTAGGTTAGAAAAGCACTGCATCAGCACCTCGTCAATGCTGTTGTCCCCGCCATAAACCTGGTTATAATTACGGGTTAGCTCAACAAGGTAACCCAACCCAACGGCGTACCGTTCGCCCTTTACCTCAACATACCTTACATTTTTATTCTCCATAACGCTAAAATGTTAAGATACAGTTCCTTCGGTTTCCTCGCCTGTTACCTGTAGGTCAATGCTGAACGTTATCACACCAGCCATAGGCGCAGCCTGCGATAGCGATGTTATGATACCCTTACCGGTGTATTTTTTTTCTCCGGTCGTTACAGACCCGAAAATGTAGTCAACAGGCAATTTAGCCTTTGCGACTGCGTATACGTCTGTGTACGTTGGGTTTGTAGAATCGTTCGGGTCGATCTGACAATCCACCTTGTAGCTGTACGAATGATTTCCCGGTTCAAATGTTTTCGCACCACCAGTGCTAAGCTTAGTGGTGGTTTCAAAAGTGTCCACCTTTAAGTCATGAGTTCCGCTAACCTGCCCGGCTATTAACTTATCAGTTCCGCCGACTTTCAATTTAAGCAGGATTTTGCTTCCATTAATTTCTGCCATAATTCCTCCGTTTTTGTTTAGTTATTGATAATTTTCATTAAACCACTGTGCTATAGGTTGGTTCACCGTTTCCGACAACCGATAGCGTTATAACACTAAGCCCTCCCATAGGGTGGCTTCTCGAAATTCCGTTTATTTTTGCGTTGAATGTAAAGTAAACATCCCCCACGTTTACGCCTCCCATGTACATGCTTAAATCAGTTCCATTTTTAAAGGCATTATATAGCGTTAGCCACGTTGCATCATCGTACACTATGCTAACATTCACGTTATAGCTGATTTTTCCGGTAAGCACCTCGTTGAACCTACCCCCGCTAATTATCACGTTGACCATTTCGGCATCGAGCGACATAGTGCTATCCGTTTGCCCTGCAACCGTAGTGCCGTTAATTTTTAGCAGTACGTAACTCCCATCTAGCTTGCTTGCCATAACTACTTGACGTATAGTGTTAACCTAATGTACTTCGTAATAAATACCCCGCTATCACTGTACTCGACAACCTCATTAATTCTCGGCTCGCTAACTATGTACGCTTTCAGCCCGTCCATTTCGATTTCTTCGGCACTGTAAAGCAAAGAAAGCACGTCATTAACAACGTCGGAAAGCATAACATAGTTATCGGTTGTGGTGGTTACAGCTAACAGTGCGCTAACATCATAACCCGATGAGTTCTTGCTGCTATTTGACGCCTGCTCAACCTGCTCGATAGTTACCCATGTATCACCAGCACTTTTACCTGCCGTAATAGTGTATACAGGAATAGTTTTCCCGCTGTAAACTACGCTACCGCTTAGCAGGCCATAAAAAGCCGCATACACGTTTTTGCCAACATCAACTACCATACGACTTTAGCTTTTCGAGCAGTTCTCCAATATGATTAAAATAGGCCGGGTAAAGGAATGGTTTTGCCTTACGCCTTAGAGCCTTACTGCCAAACTCCACAATTCCGGCATAATTTACATTAGTTCCAACTACGCCCGAAAGCGTTTTTTTGTCAACCTTTGACGTTATGCTAGCCCTAAGCCTTCCAGTTTTTACGGGGCATGACCGTTTAGCATCGGCATCGATGGCATACGTTGTTGTAACAATTTCCTCGAATACAACTTCAGTCATCTCGTCGCCTTTTTCCGACAGTTTTTTTACAAGGCTCTCGATTTCCCTAGTGTCAACCTGCACCTCAACCATTTAGCTTATGCGTTTTCCTGGTTTTGGTTACCAGCTTTTCAGCTTCGGGGTTAACCTTGCTAACCACCGGCTGCTCATCCGATGTGGTTTTGGTAGGTTTTTCAACATAGAGCTCGGCATCACCCAGTGCTACCATTTGATTGGCAACATCGGTGTCAAGGTCGTAAATGTTTCCAGCCCTAAACCACATGGTGTCCTTAACAATCTTTATCTTCATGGCTTTGTTTTTTTAAAAGTAAGGGTGAGCAGCTTACCCACCCTTACTAAATTACTCACTACGCAGCAGTTAAAGCTGTTTTTGCGGTGCTGATAACACCCTATTTAACGTTGACAGCTGAATCTCATCCCAGAGAATTTTTTGGGCTTCTAATCCTTTAGCCTTAATACCCTCAACAAGCTTGTTAAATTCACCAATGTTAACCTCCGCCTTCATTTCAGCATCGAATTTGCAACGTCAAACGTTATAAAGCCCCGGTTTTCAGGTAGTTTAATGCCCCTTATTTCGTATATAATGCCAGCAATTTCAAACCTATCGGCCACCTCAAGCCCTTTTAACTCGGCTTCCCAGCCAGTTATGGTGTATGAGTTTAATGCCGAATAGGTACCGCCTAATTCCCTGCCAACTGAAGCGTCCTGCGTTAGGCTAACATAAACCTCTTTTAACAGCGAGTAGGTGCGAACCATTGCGCCGATGTCGTTCTTTTCGTAGCTGCACTTGTAAATTTTAGCCCTGTATTTCAGCTCTCCTATCATAAAACAGGGATTCTTGTGATTTCATTGGCAAGCGACCAATCAGGCTGCACGTCATTCCCGCTATTCCTACCGAATTTATTCGCAACAAGCTGGTAAATAAGCATGTCAACAGCAGCATTGTCAACCCTTTTAGTTGAGTAGGTAACGGTAAGCACGCTATCGTCGTCGCATTCAACAGTTAGCAGGCAGCCTGTAAGCGAGTATCCACCTTCTGCAACTTCTACGCCGTCAACCCTAACGCTTTCGATTTCATCTACCTCGCCCACAAGCTCCACCATGCCGCCGGTGGTGGTAATTTTTACAATCTTTTGCGTGATGTAGTTATTCGTGTGCGCTTCGACCTCTTTTATAGAAGCCTCAACCATCTGCCTTAACAAGCCGTCCTCAGTTGTATCCGTTAAGCGGCAAAAGGTTTTGATGTCGCTCATGGCAAAGACGTTGAGGTTTTCCGATAGCACCTTCCGCCTGTACATGTTACGCCTTTTTTGACTTGTTCTGTAGCTTAGGCTTCAACTCCTTGTTCTCATAGGTGGTTTCCACCATCTTCTCCTTCACCTCCACCGGCTCGGCGGAATTCTCTAAGACAAATAGCACGCCCACCTCCTCGGGAACGTCATAAATCTGCCCTGATTTATACACGTTACGGTTTGTAGTCATTTTAATCTTCATGTTGTCCTTGTTTTGTACTTCAACCTGCAAATTTCGAAGCCTTTCGGCCATATCACTGTTTTGTACTTCAACCTGCAAATTTCGAAGCCTTTCGGCTATATCACTTCCTACCACCTGCTCGAGCGTTGTGTAGCTTCGATAGAAGGGAGGCTTCAGCATGTCCACAAAATAGCCACGATAGGTAGAAAGGTGGTTAAACCCGTATGTATTCATCGAAAGATTTTCAGGATTAGTGGCGTAAATGTTACCCCCACCATTGGCCACAATGGAGTGCAGGTAGTGGTCAATTCCCCTAATTGCCCCGTTATCCGTTATAGCCCTTGCAAAATCAGCCGAAATGGCCTTGCTTTCGCCTGTTTTAAAGATTTCGTAATCGTTGACGTCAAGCAGTGCGGAGGTTTGCTGAATAATGTTGTAGCTTAATGCCGTGTTCTCCTGGTACCATGAGTAGCCATCCAAAAAGGCCTTTCTGGTATCCCGAAGCCGGAACTTCTGCGAGTAGTCATCGCCAGCCTGGAGTAGCATGCCGAGCGAGCGAACATCCATAAGCTGCGAAGCCCTAATCCATTTCTCCAGCAGCCTAACATGCTCATGGTATCGGTAAAATTTAACCGTTTTACAACCAGCCGCAACCAGCCCATCGGTGTAGAGGTTAACGTATTCCTCACCGCAGCTCCCCTCGACCTCCTCTAGAATAATCAGCTCCCAGTCGCCGGCGTCCTCCTGGCGGCACAACCCCTCGAACGCCAGCCATGCAATTGGCTTCATCCTGTATAATGGAAGGGCGACTGAAAGTAGATTATCCATAGCTCAAATGTTGCTAGGTGTTCAACGTTAATGCTGTCTTGGCGGTGCTGAAATCACCGTAAATGATTGACCCGTAATCGTTGGCACTTACCACCAGGGCAGCCCGCTTGGTTACGTTAATGGTCATAAGCCTCTTGGCGAAATCCCCGCTGTCGGCACTATTCGAGATGGTTATCTCGTAAGGCGTGCGAACATGCAGCTTAACCCGCTCACTATCCAGCACGATGAATTTGCCGGCGGTGATGTTGTTAGACACTACCACCTGAAGCCCGCTGATAGTCCCGTCAAATGCGGGGTACTGCAGAATGGCGTTGTTAAGGCCAGCCTTTGCAATAAGCAGGTTAGTCAGGTCGGTTGGGTTAATAACAATGGCATTGGGATAGCCGGTGTTGCTGCGAGCCTGCCCAATAGCCACCTCGATGGCGTCCTTTTCAGTAGGCTTGTAAGTTTTCTTACCACCTGCCGCCCAAGCCGTTGCTATGGTTGCCAGCCCGTTGAATTGCTCAGGATTGGTCGTTTCATTGCCGGTAATCATCGTGGCGTCCATCTTTTCTGCCAACCGGCGCATTAACAGCATTTGCACCTGGGCGATGAAGTTGTCGATGTCGTCGAGCATGTTTTTCGAGAACTTGGTATAGGCCGAAACGTCCTTTACCTTGAAGTTCTTTTCCCTCCAAAGCCAGCTCATCTGACCGCTTGCGGATGTTTCGTCGTGAAATACGGGGACGCCCTGCTCATCGTAGAGTTCAGTGATGGACACGCTGTTGCCGGTGGTGGGGATTTCCTGAATAAGCCCCGAAGCCCAAAGTCCCTTGCCTGCTGGTGCGAAAATGTCGGGTAGCTTAACCTTTCTGGGAACGTCGCCGGTTACGCCATCCCCGATGGTCATGGTTACAGCCCCCGCCTTGGTCATTAGACCCGGGTCAACTTCAAATGATACGGCTGCACCAGCCTTTATGGCGTCCTTGCGCTCGAGCACCTTTTCCTTTAGCTGCTCGCCAAATGATTTCGTTTCGTTCACGAGTGGTTTGGTTGTTTTGAGTTCTTTTAGGTCGAGTAGTACCCCATCGAGCTGCTTTTGCAGCTCTACCAAGTTAGTACCACCTACCTTTTCGTTCAGCTGCTTTTGCAGCTCGTTAAACTTGACTTCCACCTCGGAAATGGGGGCAAGCCCCTTTTTCCCATCCGCCACGATGGTCTCCACGTCATTGAATAGCATGGTGGCGAACTTCTCGGTAGCCTCGTCAAGCTTCAACTCTTTTAATTTCTCAACATTCATGTTTAAAATAGTTTGGTTAGTTCAACAAAGTTAACCCCGCTCCTCTTTTCCTCTTTTGGCGTAATGGGTGGCTCGATTGGTTTAGTGTCGGCAAAGGCTGACGGCTTTAACCCCTCAAGTATCCATTTTAGCTGCTCTTTAAGAATGAGAAGCTGGTAGTTTAAGTTTTCGTAGGTTTCATCGGAGTAGCTAGTCCTGCCTGTTAAGGCCTTTAGCATTAGCCCGATTCTATCCTCTATGTCCTTCTTTATCATTTCGGCCTGCTCGATGGACTTTATAGTCCTCGCATACATGTTAGCCCCCCACTTATCCAACGACGAACCCTCCCAGAGCCGCACCTCCTTTAGAACCCTTATGTCCTTTCCATCAATCCTTTGAATTTCCACCTTGTCGGCTATTTCGTTATAGCCTACAGAGTGTTCGGTTATTATACCGTCGGCATACATGGCCAGCACGTCATTACCCAGCGTGTGCGAGCCTACCTTGCTGATAAAATGCAGGCCGTATGAATCCTCTTCGAGTAGCTGCAACACGCCGGTAGTGCTTTGGTGGTTGAAAAGGTGCTTAATTCGGTTAGTCCCATTAATCCCGTTCTCGATTATGGACTTTGTAAAAGCCCCAGGAACGACCATTTCACCGTCGGAATCCACAACGTTGAATGCGCTAAAATAGCCCTCTACTAGCCTTTTTTTAACGTCCAGCTCTTTTAAGCTTAAATTGCAGCTTTTAAACCTTACGCTTTCCATAATGACAAATTTAGCGTGTAAATACTACAAATTCAACCCCTGTTGAAAACTATTCTGCTTCCGCCTGTAAACCAGCGTGCAGCGACAGTTTATGATGTTGCCACCGCTGCCGTTGGTGTCGCCAGGGTGCGATAGGCTCTCATAATTCCCTGTAAATGTATCCCCGTCAAAGATGGGCACTTGGAACATGGCGTTTAGGTCAACAAATACGCCGTTCATCTTCTTGTGCGAATTTCTAACATTCTCCCGTCGTGCTGCTAGCCAGCCCTTTTCAAGGCTTAGACCGGTTTGCATCGCTCCATTTAGCGACCCTGCATTGCTAGCCCCTAGCGTCTCGGTTCTGGCTATACGGATTGAACGATAGCCATTCTCAAGGTTTAGGCTGTTACCAATGCCAGCCGCTATCTTATCGATAGACTTACCTTCCTCAAGCCCTAGCGTTACTTCCCTCCTTACTATTTCCCTAAACCTTTTATCCGTCGTTCCGGTTATCCATTTAATTTTTTTGCCGCAATTCTGCACTACATAGTCCCGCATTCGTGCCATATAAAGCTTATCCTCATCGCTTAGCGACTTTTTGCTTCCCCTTATAGCCTTTATGGTGTTGTTCATGTAGTATGAGCCTATCTTGGTGTAGGCAAGCATGATGGCATCTTCAACAGGCTTGTCGTCAAGATGAACATTAATGCTCAGCAGCTCATTGGTGCTGCCAGCCTTTTTGACCTCGGCTACTAAGGGGGAAAGCTGTGTCTTTAGTGCCCTTCTAAATATAGGGATAAACGAATTTACGTAGTAGTTATAACGGCTGTCGCTCATTACATTTCATCTACATTATCGTTCATATCCGGATTTAAAGGCTCTGAACTAAACTGGCTGGCGGGCATTACGCCCATTGGGATTAGCACCTCGTTAAGGATAGGTAGGTCTATTTCATTCAGGAATGATTTCGTGCGCTTTTCGTTTATTGTCAACCAGCCCATTGTGTTTAGCGTTGTTGCCAGCTTATCAAGGTCGTCCTGCAGCTCTATAAACGCCTGCAAATCGTAGTCAACGAAGCCTTTATCACCTTCCGGCAAAAAGAACCGGTTAAACCCGCTCTTCAGCTTCTCCATCATCGGCAGCGAGGCATCTGTTATGAGGGCTTTCCTAGCCTCCTTCATGTTGTTGTACGTAGTTGCTTCCGTGTCTCCCATAAGCATAGAGGGAACTTGATATATACGACAAAGGTCTCGCAAATTCATTTTTTGACCCTCGATTATCTGCATGTCAACAGGAGAAAGCCCGATGGGTATCCATTTCAACGCCTTGCCAACAACCATTGCATCGCCAAAATTCTCAGGGGCTTGTTTTTCCCTCCATTTATCCACCACCTTTTGAGCTTGTTCTTCAGTCATCGCCTCGTTGCCTTCCGGTGTTAGCAACCCTTTCGCTCCAGAATTTCGGTAACTATTTATTTGGGCCGAAATAGCCGAATTTGACAGGTTAATTAAATCAGCAGCCGCCATGATAGGGCTTAGCCCATATAGCCAGCTACCCTGATAGTTAAAGTTCGGGTTAAAGGTCTTAACGTGCATCATGTTCTCGGGAGGGATAACGCCGGACGGGTCGAAGCCGTCAAATATGTAGCCGCCAACAGGGTTCAGGTAGTTATTGAATTTAATTGTTACCAAGTTCGCCGGGGCTGTATGCAGGGAAATCAAAGCCCCCTGCGAGCCATTACGCCGTATGCCATACAGGTAGGCGTTACCTGTAATTTCGTAATACATAATAAGCTGCTGAATGATGTCGTCGAACGTCTCATTTCTGTTTGGCTTGTCAATCAGCATGTTAATGTCGCTGGTGTAGTCAGGTTCAAACTGCGTTTGCTTAATATAAATAGCGTCGTCAATAGCCTTGTTTATAATAGCCCTGTTATATCGGGCTTTCGAGCCTGTTCTTTTTTCAACGTAGTAAGTCCAGGGCACTCCGGCGCATGAGGCGGCTATTCTGTTGACAATCGAGTAAACTATATGGTTATAAAGATAGCCTTTGTCTATTGTGTCGCTAAGGCTGGCAATCTTTTGCAGCGGCATTCCGCTAGCCACCATGCTCAGCAGCGTGCGGAACATTTGGTTTGCCTCTTCTACGTTTACATTTGTTGCGGGTCTGGCAGCTTTAGTCTTTTCTATATTCAATCCAAAAATTTTCATACGGCATAAAATTTATGACGTGATTGGTGCTTTACATACATGAAGCCATAACGGGCGGCATCTATGGCATGGTTGAACTTGTCAATAGCCAACTTGCCCCGCTCGTCAAGCCATACGTAGGTCTTTAACTCATTCATTAAATTCGTGGAATTTTCGGTAACGATAATCATGTAGTCCTGCATCGTAAGCAGCCCAGTGCTTATAACGCCCGAACCATCTGCGGATACAGCCGGCACAATGTTGTTTCCGAGTGCCTTTAGCTCATCAATTAAGCGGGGATTGCTTCTATCTGCCACTATTAGTCTATTCCCTGCATATTGACGGTTTAATTCAAAAAGGCTATTGGTTGTAAGCCCGTTCTTGTAAAAGCATTCGTCTAAATAAATTATTTTTTTCCCCTCGTCAACCGCTATCTTTACTAGTGTTGAAGGGTCGCTGGCAAATCCAAAGTCTTGCCCGAAAATAACATCTAAGCTGCTGTCAAATTCTCCGATGTCCCAGTTATCAAATACCACACCCTCCAGCTTGCCTACCTCCCCGTCAACAAACACCCTTTTGAAGTTAGCGTTACGTTTGCCAGCCTCTTCTAGCTCGTCCTTAATTGATTTAGAAAGGAATGGGTTGTTAAGGTAGCTGGACTTTATGAACTTAGCGTTGTGTCGCTTGGCTATGTCGCTTATAGCCCAAAAATTGTGAGTTGGGTTAAATGCGAGAAAAATAGCGCCTCTTGTTCTTATTGCAAGTTGCCGAAACACATCCTCATGTATAGTGTTAGGTTCGTCAATGAAAAGGATGTCCCTAGCTGCACCGAAAACCTTTTCCGGCTGGTCAACGCTGAAAAATTCAATCACAGCATTCCCAATCGTATATATCTGCTCGGTTCTGTTAAAGTTCTTTTCGTCCCACAAGCCCATCCTGTCAACTATTATTTTAAAATCCCGCAACGCTCCCCTTTTGAGGAATGGCAGGGTTTTTCCAACGATGCTGATGATTATTTCATGTTTGGTCCCGTTGGCTATTTCTAAGAGCAGCTGAAGAATCGACCAGCTCTTTGTTGAACGAGCTGAACCCTGGTTAACTACGTAGCGGTAGCCCTCTTTGTAGGCTTCAAAGTTTTTAAAGAAAAGGTCTGTATAGCCTAGGTAATCAATCATACGCCCCCTTTATGCTAGGCATTTCGCCATCCTCAACAAATTTGCGCATTTCCTCCAGCCGTTTTCTGTCTTCTTCTTTTTCCAACACCAGCACCCGTTCATTAATTTCCTTGCCGTTAGTCGTGTGGTCAACTGCCTGCCTGTTTTTCCAGTTGTCGGGGTCTTTATTAGTTTGGTAGTGAATGATAGCCCCTAAATTCGGGGCTGCCGTTTTTTTAGTCGTAGTCTTTTCCTTTATTTTAGGCTTTCCCCTTCCGTCATCAACTATCGTCGTCTTAACCTCTTCATAATCAAAGCCGTTGACAAGCTTATTAAGCGAACGCTCGCAGTCCCGCAGCATCTTGTTAACGTACACCTCCCTCGCCTTCTTTATAGCCTCGGAAAAGTCGGATTTATTTTTTTGCCAATCATAATACGTATCCTCGTTAATCCCAACATTAGCGCACACTTCCTCAATTGTATAGCTATCCTTTTCCAGCAGGCTGCATATCTTTTTTACTATTTCGGGGGAGTATTTGGACATTTTAGCCTATTTTGTTGATTTCTATGATTGGCATTTTCATTATCGGGTATTAGCTCGGAAATATCTATAATTTTATCCATTTCGCTTTTCAATAGTTATAACTCCGTTTAAACTATCAATTAGTGATTGATGTTCCGGCATAATCTCATTGCAATACAAATGCGCCAAGTCGCCAATAACTTCGACGGGTAGGTTATTCATCTGAAACCATACGTATATTTGCGGGTATTGTAACGCAAGCATTTTGGGTGCAACTATCCTTATCGGGTAAGGGTACATCCAATCACTTTGCTCTATCTGCATTGCTGCCAACTCTTCGGGGGTTGCCTCCCGAACAGCGGGCTTTCCTTTGCTGTCCTGATAAGCGATTTTCATAATTTATAATTTTTTTACTAAAACCGTGAAACCTGCGGGCACAACTGTTGTACCTTGCGACCATAACTTTATTGAATTAATTGCACTAAGACTAAGACCTTGACTGCTAATACCGTAAGCCTGTGTTGATACTAATGTATTTTCACCAGTAAAAGGCATTGTCATCATATAACCATTCAACTCACCAACTAATATTTTTAATTTTAACACTGTGGATTGACCGTAATAATTCGTTCCTGCTGTAGCAATATAGGTAAAACCATAACCATTTGCCCAGTTGTAATTAGCCGTTTCAATGCCATTAACTCTCATATTGATCCGAGAGTTAAACCCTCCTGGAAATGGCTTAATTCTGAAACTAATTTCAATTTCCTCACCCTCCTGAAAATTGAAAGGTCTGCCATACTTGTCAGTTGTTAATTCTATTACATAAGCGTCAACCGGTACGACGTAGTTTACTATCAATTTGTCCTCAATAGCATCAAGCCTGCCATCTATTACTTCTACTGTACTTTGCAAGGAAGTTAAAGCCTCGTCAATAGCCTTCGTAATAAATATCAATCCGTGAACCCACGAGCTTAACAGCTTGTCAACAAGTAAAGCAAATTTATCCTTGAACCAGCTATAAGTTTCGGCAGGAATAGAGCCGCCAGCTTCAACACTAGAAAGCGTATTAGCTTTAATATCGTTTATTTCCAGCGTACCGGTCGGAATAACGGAAACTGGAAACGGGTCGGAAACTTTTACGTCTATCCGTTCTACAGTTTCGCTCACGTATATTTTGACGTCCTCAGCCATTTTTTTTACGAATAAACCGATACATCATCATAAATCATGAACTTCCCTGCGAAGTAGGTTTTAACCGTGCCGTCAGCCTTCGTAAAGCGAGCCTCGTATATGTAGCTACCAGCCTCAACATTTAACCCTTTTGTCGTAAAAAGAAATCTGCCATTCGCAGCATCAATTTTTTCAACTAAGTTGCCATCCTCGCTATTTTCCTCAAACACCAAGACCGGAAGGCTTTGCGACGGGCTTTTCTTTAGCGTTATTTTGATTTCAACATCAGAAAGGTTGAAAACAACGTCGTTTAGGATGATTTGAAATATGGGACTTACAAAGGTGTCGCCTCTTTTCGCCTTTATATTATAACTATTCGTCAACATTCCTTCAAAATTTCAACAATGTTAGCGATATTATTTTTGAAAG